CTTATTAAAAAGATTAAGTCTATATGGTGCGAAATACCGAATGGCGATTATTACTGCCTACCTTACTTTGATAATATAATTGCTAAAAACGGTCTGGATTCTTATATTTACAATACATAATTAATAAATATGGATTATAATAGATGTATTACTAATTGTTATTCTTACCTATTATATGGGAGTGATCACATGGGTTTATTCAATGATATTGATTGGGATGAAACAGCAAATAGAACTGATAAATTTCTAAAAAATAAAAAGTAGAATAATGGTATAATAATTGTGGGTTATAAGTATGTATACCAATGTTATATTAGTATAGGTAAGTAAATATCCTCCTTAAGGTTGGCAGATTTGGTAATTGTCTACGGTTCGATTCCGTAGCTACCAATAGATTTGTTCACTGTTTTTTAAAGAAATAATTTGGTTAATAATGTGTGCATTAGAAATAAATATTATTACTAAAGTGAACAGATCTATTAATTTTATTGTTATTACAGTAATTTTATATTTATTTCTAAGGTTGGCTATGTACCTTAAACATAGCATTGTGGTAATGTATTACAAAGGTAGTATAGCGGTCTCCAAAACCGCTAATGTGGGTTCAATTCCTGCTGTTCCTGTTATAGCAGAATGAAGTTGGTTGTCTCGAACTTCCGAAACTGCTAGCAATTCTTAATAGCTATTAAGATTTGTGGCACTCGCAAGAGTGCCTTTTTATTTTGTCAAAGGAAAAGGAACATCCTAAAGCTGATATTGATACAGGATTCAAGGTGTTTAAGCTTGAAAAGTCTACTATCAAACAATGGGACGAGAATCCAGAAAACTTTGAAGCACAATTAGAGTTGATTCATAGCCCCTTTACTCAAGATTCTACCAATGACCAAAGAGCAGAAGAAATTGCTATTAAGAGCGGTATTGATTTAGAAGTACCCCCAGAAGTAGATGGATATAGAGTTGAAAATGGTGCCTGTCAAAGATGTATTTGATGGGTATGAGGATAAAGGCGACGATAACGGTGTTGTTGGTTATCATGGCCAACTGGACATACGCCCACCATATCAGAGAAATTTCATATATAAGCCGGCCGAAGCTAAAGCAGTTATTAATACTGTATTACATGGCTTCCCGTTGAATGCTATGTATTGGGTTGTTGATGGGTCAAATAGTTATGAAGTTCTCGATGGACAGTTAATTCTTTAATACGCTCAAATGCAATCATATCAACACTTCCGATATAATTGACAAAATTAATTCGCAAAAAGGTGTATCAAGCTGTTGCATAATTTGAGCAAGCGTGTATAATAATATTTGTCAACAAGCTAATAAACAAGCCAAAGCACATGTTCTTTTTCCTCCGCGAAAAAGATACGCTTAATCTAAAATACGCCACAGACGACCATTGTGTTGTTGTTTTGTGATTTTTTTTTTAATTCTTGGCAAGCCTATTGCTCGCTTTGTGCTTTGATAAATTGCGGGTATATTTTAGTGGTAAAATGAAAGCTCTCCAAGCTTTAGTCGCGAGTCCAATTCTCATTACCCGCTTTAATGGGCCTATAGCTCAGCTGGTTTAGAGCGCACGCATGATAAGCGTGAGGTCGATGGTTCAAGTCCATTTAGGCCCATATAGTCCCGTAGTTCAACGGTAAAACACCCGGTTTATACCCGGCATTGACAGTAGATTTTTCTGTGTATTGCAGGTTCGAATCCTGCCAGGACTATAATCCGAAGGTGATTACACAATAAAACAGCAGGCATGGTTGACACATTCACCCTAAGCCTGCTGCTTTATTTTACCTAATATTTGTAATTAGTGTTTGCATGTATTCAATTTTTATTGTACACTTATTTTGTTGAAGAACGAAAAAGCTTTTTGATAAAGTTAAGTAGAAGATAGGAGAAAAAATTATGGGAAGAAAAGCATTACCAGATTCAGAAAAGAAGAGCAAGATAATTATTATCAGATTAACGGAGGCTGAGTATAAACAGGTTGATGAAAAGGCATGGGCTTCAAGACGGTCAAAGTCAGAGTTTGCCAGAGATGCAATTAACAGATATCTAAACAGTGCAGACAGTGACAAGGACTGCTTGCAATTTAGTAAGAAACATAGCAATAATTAGCACTTCACAGACTATTATGCAACTTATCTAGTTGAATACTGCAATAAAAAGGGCATCACTAATGTGATGTCTTTTTTTATTATGCATATGGGTTAATAGCAGTGTCACTTGTACCTTTAACGCTATCTAAATTATGTTCCTTAAGAATATCAGTCTTTTCAGGTGTAAGGTTAGCAGAAAGCATACTGTATGTAAATTCATCGTCAGTATTACCATAAATTTTTTCTCTAAGGTAATCATAGGCAAGGAGTACATAGACGGAGCAGCTGGCCGAGTGATCGCCTTTGCCTTTACGCTTTTCTATGACTTCTCTAGTATCACCATTAGCAGTTTCTTCATTTCTGATAAGAACATTTTGCCAATGAGTAATATACCTGTTAAGTGCTTCATCACGGTGTGCCCAGAAATGAACTTTTCCACGCTTCATCAAGTCAATAAAGCGCTTATGCTGTACCAGTTTGTCTGCAGATACAACATGTGTCTTTTCATTCCATGATGGTTGCAACTGGCCAGTAGCAGAGTATAGTCCACTTGTGGGGTTGCTTGGATATTTAACACCCCAAACTTTATTCTGCCCATATATATCAATAAGGTGGTGTATCTTTTCACCACTGTCCCCAACATCAGCAAAGATTAAGTCAGGGTTATAAGGTTTAAGCATTTTGTACAGGTGCCTAATATCCTCACCTGCTTGCCCTACAGTAGGTCTTACACCTTGAACTTGGAAGTCATTGATAATATCAAATCTGTTGTTTTCAGTGATACCAGCAATAACTACAGTATGTTTGATACCCCAGTCAATACCAACAAGAATAAATTTATAATCTGCTCTGTTTTCTACCTTGGTAGGAAAAGCAGCATGGTCAAGAATATCTGAATCATATACCTTAAGGTTTTGGTCTTCATAAGGTTCACCTAAGCAGTAATTATAGAAAGATTGCTTAGACTTTGCCTTAAGTTCAGAAGCTTTAAGCATATCTGCAGTTATCCAGACAGCATCCATTTGATTAACTGTATAGCCACGGATGCCTGAGGTGTCTGCAGTACGGCTAGGATACCTGCATAGATAGTGGCCAGAGTACCAGCGGTCAAGTTTCTTGCCACATTTTTTACATACATAGATAAAGGTGCCCGGTCTAACTGTTCTAGCTTTGTAGTCTACCCCGTCTTCATCTACTTGCAGTATATTGCCTCCTGCTTCAATGCTTGAGCCATCATAAGCATCATAGGACAATTCATTCTCATATCCGCAGTGGTTACACTTAATAGACCAGAACCATTGATCAGAGTGCTCATAAAGGTCATCTATACCCATGCCTTTGGCAGTTGGCGTAGACCAGCGTCTAAGTACTTTATAGGGTGAGGAAGATATAGAACCCTCAATAGATTGTTCTGCACTGGCACTAACATGGTCATATTCATCAACAGAGGCAAAGTCAGCATTGATACCTTCAACGGAGCTGGATTTAGAACTTGTTCTAAAAGTAAGGAACGAATTTCTTATTTGCTTAACATTAACTGAATTGGTGTCACCTATAATACTTCTATAATATGGGCTGGAGTTCAATACAGAGTTTAGTCTCATTTGAACAAAGTCTCTCATTTGTTTAAGAGTTGGAAACGTATATAGGCAGTTAACACCGGCTTGTGAGTGAACGTCAGCCCACCAGATCATAAAGGCAACCCCTAATTCAGAGAAGCCTAGCTGTCTTGCCTTTTTTACAACAAGGTTTGGGTAGATGTCATTCATAGGCTGAATTTGAAAAGGTCTATGCGCTACTGCCTTGGCTGGGTTGCCTCCTCCATACTTGGGGACTATAAAGGTTGGTTTTTTGCCACCATTACCTATTCTGTGGTACTTAAGTTCATATAGACTAGGAACAAGGAAGGCTAAAGTAGCAGATAGTTGTTCAGGCGTTATTTCATCTGTACCAAACGTACTAACTGCAATTTTAGCGATTTGTTCTCCTGAGAAAGTCTTAGGTGTAATTATACCTAAAGGGCTATCACTCATTCTATCTCTTCTTTCTATTTACCTGTAGCATTGGTGTTGTTTTGTTGCTTTTGTCCTTTGGTTATTAGGTTAGCAATATTGTCATCAGTAAGCTTGGCTAAGTCATGTAAGTCTACATGCTTGGTCTTTGTTTCTTTACCTTCATCGTCCTTAGTAACTTTTTGGATAACTTTAACAGAGTTTTCAATAATGTTTTCTTCAGGGGTACTCAACTTAGGTATAGTACCTGAACCAGAGCTAGTACCAGTATTTTCAATATCATCAATTTTAGAGAAAACGTCATACATATTTTTAAGGTCAGTTGTATCTCTAATTTTAAGCTCACCTGATTGGACTTTAGCTCTAGCATCAGTAAGCATTCTCTTAAGAATACTATTGAAGCCATTGATAATAGTTTTCTTATCTTTATCTACACTTGCATTCTTACTGTCAAGCAAGTCTTTCATATCATTAGTTAGCATTATGCTCTCACAACCTCTCGGATACTAACTATTTTCTTTCTATTATGTGCTTCTGTGAAGTACCGGCAATGTGCTGCATATCTGCACACATAGTATACTTCTTTATTTGGTAGTAGCAGTTTAGTACATGCAAGAAGAAGTCCTTTTTTACTTATGCCACCTTTTCGGGAGTTGATGGGGCAACCGCATACAGCACAATAGATATCATATTTAAAGCGTTTATCATGTTTACGCAGGTGGGACTGCTTAATAGCATTACTTACTAGAAAGTGCCTATAGTCGTTAATATCAATTTTGTAGGTATAGTATTTAATCAATGGTGCATGCTCCTCCTATATTTATTCCATTTATAGGTAGTACGAGTAAGATTATTTATCTTATGGATATATTGATTTGTCTGTTTTATGTTACTGATGGTATGGTCAGTTTTAACAACTGTATACCAAGATAATAGAGCACATCCCAGAGTAGTAAAAGCAGGGTTAATAGAAGTCTGCTGTTTATAAGATAAATAAAAATACCCACCTAAAAATACTAGTGTGTAAAGACTGCAAAATAAAAACTTAGCTAATATAATAGTTACATCTTGCTTATTTCTCATTTATTTCTAACCCCATCTATTTATTACACTAATAATTTAGCATATATAGGACGGCTAAATTATTAGTGTTAGTAGGTAAGGTGGTGCATATACATGTTCATGCTGGTTGTGTGCATTGCACAGGGTGTAATAATGTACTTGCTACATATAATCAATATAGTGTTAACTGTTAGTACATCAAGACTAACTAAGAGAAAGTATCTAATGATACTGGTTACACTCATATTAGCTTCAGCATATCTATGGTATACTTATAGCATATGCAGGCTTGCATCAATGTGGCTTTCTCTTATAGTAATAATATCTTTCTTAATGAGCATACGTAGGTAGGTTAGATAAATGGCAGTAAACAGAGAGAGTAGCAACAATCACTTAGAAGAGCATATAGACCAGTTAGAAAAGCTTCTTAAGGGTCAGGACAGTGCAAAGGGTGACTACTCTAAGCTTGACATAGATGCTATTAAGAGTGAAATATGGTCAATGCAGGCAGAGCTGCATAAATTGGGTCAAGAAAGCAATACTTTGCAGGATAAGTACTTTAAGCTTGAGAGTTCCCACCTAGACTATAAGGCTAGGTTGGAAGCACTAGAGCAGGAAGTAGACAAGTTTCAAGGCAGAGACGAAAAGAGTGCGGCCCAGGCAAAGAATATAGTGTATAATTTCTTATACATTATACTAAGTGTAATTTTAGGTTATTATGCAGGTCAAATAGGAAAGTGGTAGACAATGAGTTCTAAATATAGATATCCAGTAGGAACAAAAGAAAACGTAGCAGTAGTTGCATTATTAGACGATAGTATAAATGGTAAGGTTACAGGCATTGTGCCAAGCACAGTTGGCTGGGTTCGTGAGGGAGCAACTAAAGTTATTAATACAATAGGTGGGAGCTATAGTGACCCTACGCTTATGATTATTCCCTACTCAGCTATGACAACAGATGACTTTAGTAATATTACATCTGTAGACAGAACAACACCTAGAATAAGAGTAAATGGAAACTTCATTACTAAAATTTATAGTGGTTCTATGGCGATACCAAAAGATGTACAGGATTCTGTACATGTATTACAAGATGTATCTGCTGATATGGATCCAGCAGCTTACACAGCTGAAGTTAAGAATGCTATCAAAGTAGCAAAAGAGTATTTTAAAGAGGCCTAGTAAGGTTTATGTCAGTATGGTCACATATTAAAACTCATATACCTAAATTAGTGATAGCCGGGTTATTTCTCCTAGCTATCTTTATTTTTGTACATAATTCACCACATTTAAGTCGTCAGAGGCCAGTTTATACAAGCGACCAGTTGTCTGAAGCAACAACGGACTACATGTATAACTTAAATACCTATGATGGTTCGGCTAGGTTGGTAGACCATTATACGTTCCAAGGGCTGGACCTGCACTCTACACACATTGGTGGGGTGTATAATGGGTACAAAGCATTGCATGACACCTTAGACTTTACAAGTTCAGGTGGCTCTGTGAGCATATATGACACCCCTGCTGTAGCATATGATTATAGGCTGCATAATTATAAAGCAATTGGTTTTAAACGCTATAAGGAGCCTATATTGCCTTCTATATTAAAAGACAAAAGTAACAGGCATTATCCCGTGCCTAATAAGTTTCTTATTATTAAGACCTTGTCTACGCAGAAGATTATTGCAGTTTTTGGCGGGGACAGTGTAAATGACTACTATAGTGATATAAATAATGTAGATATATACAAGGTAGATAGCTACTTTGTGGTAACTTATGACTGCAGTTATGCTATTGTAGACTCCCTAGCTTTGCAGTAATTACATACAGAAAGGTACATTATATGGGTGCAGATAAAGACAATACAGTAGTTACTTCTGTCTACTACGGTGGCAGTACATTTGGCAAGCCAGACTATGCTAATACTGTACGAGCAATGCCACCAATAGACTGGTATACATTAGGCAAGTATAAAAAGTGCTATGACTACTTGTTTCTAGCTTTAGATGATAAGATTAGTTGTATAATTGGTATAGACCTAGATGCTAATAAATTAGCAGTAACCTATACAAGTTCCTACACTAAGGACAGGGCACCTAGTCTAGTAGCAAAGGCACTAATCTACTTAGTACAGAAAGCATATGTCTTAGGTTATGGTTTAGATGTACCTGCTAAGGTAATACCAAAGGAATCAGTGGCAGTGGCTGAGTTATATTCTATGAAGAAACATGGTAGTTCTTTTAGGATAGAGTATAAGGACTTACAGAAAGCCCTGGGTAAGGATGATGCTTAGTTTGTTCTTAATACCTTTAGTAATAGCTTTAGTCTTGTTTAGCTTGATAGACTGGGTAATAACCACAGTATTAATAAAAAGGCGCAAGCGCAAAGCTTTATATGCTTTAAAGCAGGCAGTAAACGAATTTAAAGAAAGCAGTAAAAAACAGCATGAAGAAAGAACTCATAAATAATAAAACATTTTCACGATACCTTAATCAACATACAGGTAAAGCCACCATTAAATATATTTCAGATAGGATAGGCTATGCACTAAAGTGGTCATGGGAGCATTACGACTTTAAAGTAAATAATGAACACTTAGGCGAAAATAATGGACAAGGCGGTTTCTTTGGTACAATCATTGAGTTTAACTTAACGGATGACCCTAATAAGTATAAGGTAGCTCCAGAGTCAAAACGGTATATTAACTATGACTTTAGTGTAAAAGATATTGTAACTACTCTTGTAATTAAGAATATTGACTTTGACAGGGTTCGTGAATACTTTAAAGACCATATTAATTCATATTTACCTTTAAGAAAGTGTACTTATGATAAAGACTTGTGCTTGTTATATAATCCTTTAAATGAGGGTGGCAAGAATATTAGATTTTCTATTGATATCTTGTCTAATGAGCAAGCAGCTAAGTTTAAGAAAGATCAAGAAGGTACAGAAGAAAGTGACTCTTAGCCATATGAAATGGACAGACAGCAAAGAGTACCTTACTTATGATAAGCTTGTTAAGAGACTAATAGATCATATTAAAAGCTCTAAAGAATGGTACAAGGATTTGGTAGGAAAAACAACTCAGTCTATTTATACAGATCCAACTAAAGAGATAGACTTTCCAGTCCCAGCTTCTATATTTGATAGGAATAATAACTATAGAGCAGATTACGAGTTTGAAACAGATGCTTTTCTTCATACACTAAGAGAGGTAAGTGTCACACATAAGCTAGGCTGTAGTTTCTATGCAGACATGGAAATACTGGGAATAGGTGTAGCAGGTAATAAGGATGGTAATAGCTATATGGTAGGTAAGTTCATTTACCCAGTAGATATTAGTCTTAAGAGCCTTAAGTCAGCTATTGACGAAGAAAGGCCTATTGCATTAGCTAAGTTTAAGAAAATAGCTTTAGAGGCTGGATATTAATTGACTTATCTTGCTTAATGTAACAGCCTTGTAATCTTAATGAAGCATGGCTGTAATATTTATGCTTTATACTATATTCATATTAGTTATTGAAACGAGCATATAATTAGAAAGTAGGACATATTATTTTAGCACATAAGACATTATTAGCAACATTAGCTCTCTCAGGAGCCTTATTATTAGGTACAGCAAACAATAAAGTAGAAGCAGCAACAAACACACCAAACACATATATTGTTAAGGCAGGTGATACACTGTGGGGTATTTCACAAAAGTACGATGTTTCTCTTAATAAGATTGAAGCATTGAACAATAAGTCTTCCTTAATTCATGTAGGGGATAAGATTAAGCTTACTGGGGCATACACATATACAGCCCCTGTAGTTCAAACTAAGGTAAACTATAATGCTTCAACTCAGACAAGTAATCAAGCAGCTAGTCAAAGTAATACACAAACTAGCTATAAGCAGCCTGCAACTACACAACAAAGTACAGCCTCAACTAGTACATACAGTAATGTAAGTACTGGAACAAACAGTTCTGCTAAGGCTTGGATTGCTAATAAAGAATCCGGTGGCTCATACACAGCTGTGAATGCCTCATCAGGTGCTTATGGTAAATACCAATTACTGCCTCAATATTTACATGGCGACTATTCACCAGCCAACCAAGAAAGAGTGGCTGATCAGTATGTGGCTCAGAGATACAATGGGTGGAGTGGCGCTCAGCAGCACTGGCAAGCCTATGGATGGTACTAAAAATGAAAAAATAGAGTTACAAAAATGCTTGACAGATTCATAGGATAGGCAGTATACTTTAGCTATTAGCTTAAAGGATTGAAAGCCATTGGCTAGGGTCTAGCCTTGATAAAGAGTGAAGTTCTGTAAGTTAGGTATTCAGAATACTGATGTAACATCCTAAATACTACTTCATGTTCCCAGAAACCCAACACTTCATGGTTGAGTAGTTTACAACAAGCACACATATACGTACTATTAAGCAGTAGTTAGCAGACATTGCTAACTACTGCTTTTTGCATGCGTCGTAGTAGCTAATACATTTGTGACATTATGCTATAATTTACTATATTATTAATAAATACAGAGTACAAGTTTAAATAATTAAAGAAAGTAGAAATATACGTAGCATATGGAACGAAAAATTAAGGTTTGGTCTAAAGATGTAGTAGATACATTAAAGAAGTTATTTTATGAAGGCCATCACCAAGCAGAGATTGCAAATATCCTATCATCTAAATTTGATGCTCACTACACAGCAGCAATGGTAAATGGCAAGGCTTACAGATTGCATATTAAAAGAGGACATGCAAGTACATCACTTAATGCTACTCTGCCTAAAAGTTCTAACCCTGAGATAGATAAGAAGAAAGAAGTATCTATTGGCTCTGATGGTACTATTACTGCAAAGATACAGGACAAGCTACCTAAAGACTTTGAAGAGAGAATTAACCAGCCTAATAAGAATAGTGACTATTTGGCACAACTGGCTGGCTATGACCCTAAAGAGTATGAGGTAATTACTTCAGGCTATTCTACATGGGAGATGCCATCTAAAAAGGATGGTACTAGAACCTTGTATGCACTAAAGGTAAAGGTAAGACAACGTAAGCAGCCCAAGATTGATATGGATACTATAGTTAAGATTGCTAACAATAGCATTAAGCAACAAGTAGTATCCACTAAGTTGACTGGGGCAAAAGATACGGCAGAAGATAACTTGTTTATTCCTATGAGTGATTGGCACCTAGGCTGGACTAAGTATGAGGACTTGCAAAATAAACTAGTAGGTATGGTAGATACTATTAATGAGAGACCACATGGAGAGATTACATTTGCTATCTTAGGCGATTGGTTCCACTCTAATTCTTTTGAAAGAAGTATAACTGCAAGAGGTACACAGCTTGATCATGCAGATATGTATAAGGCAGTATCAGATAGTTTTAAAATACTAGACTTTTTATTCAGTAATGCCTTAAAACACGCTAATAAGGTAACCTTGCAGTTGGTACGCGGAAACCATGATAATGACACCTTGCAGATGTTTGAATATGCCTTGAAGTATAAGTACCCACAAGTGGATGTGGTAATGCCTAAAAAGGGCTTAATGGGCTATCGTACAGCATTCTTACTAGGTAATGTAGGTATCCTTATTACTCATGGGGATACAGCCAGAAAGCATCTTAAGACTCTATTTGCTACAGAGTTCAAGGATATCTGGATAAAGGCAAAAGCTTATAATATTTTTTCAGGGCACTATCATCATGAAAAATTTACTGATGAAGATGGGGTAGAATGGTATGAATTAGGCTGCCCAAAGCCTTATGATAATTATGAAAACAAGTTAGGCGTAACCAATAGCAAAAAGGTAAGCTACATTTTTGAGTATGGCTCAGACAAGCTAAAGGCAATACACGAGTACTAAAAGAGGGTAGGTAGATGATACTGCAGACAATAACTGAAGGCAACAATAGGGACACAGTGGTTACTACCTTAGATAAGATATGGCAGGTACAAAAGCATAAGCCCAGCTTAGACAGTAAAGCAGTTAAAGGCTTGCTACTTCCTTTAAATGTATATATATAAAGGCCTCAGGGCAACTGGTTAGTACACGCGAGGCTCTTACTATATACTTAGAGGATTCTGCTCTGATAAGTGTAGCCTAATTTCAAATTTTTTAAAAAGATAAATAAAAAAGCCTCAACACTACTAAAGAATAATGAGAGGCTTTTCTTAACAGTGATAAAGCAGTCATTGCTAAAGAGCAATTGTTTTTATCATACATTCATTTTATGCTAATTTGAAATAAATGTCAAATTTTGAGGAGTGCAGATACTTTCCTAATTTATTGATTAATTGCTGGAGAAGACACGGGGTTTTACTCCCGTGATGGATCCAGCTTTTTTCTTTTTTCTTTTAATTAGACCTTGCATAATGAGTTAATGAGTTATATAATTACATTAATTTGAATATAAGAAAGGTGTATGACTTATGGAAAAGAAAACAAAAGGACTAACTGTACGATTAACTCCAGCAGAGTACGATGACATAACAACATTAGCATGGGAGCTTCATACAAGTAGTTGTGATTTAATTAGGAAAACGATGCTAAACTTACTAGCAGACTACAGAAAAGTGGCACAAAAGTGATATCCACTGTAACATACGAGGATACTCTTAACGGAACACTTCTTTATGGTAAGCTTGATGATAAATTAGTAATTGTTATGCCAGCTCATAATGAAGAAAAAGCTATCTATAATTCTTTAAATAGCATTAGAAAGCAAAAGGGGCTAACTGGCTTAGATGTCATTATCTTTATTGCATTGGATAACTGTATAGATGATACAGAGAAAGTAATTAGGCATAATTTTTCTGACCTGAATATTAAGTTGTACAGAACAGTTAATAATAAACAGCGTAAGGCAGGTGCTTTGAATCAAGTCTATAGACTTATTTTTGGCGACTTAACTAATAAGAAGCCTATAGCAGACTATACTAAGAAGCAGGTTGCAACTATTAAGGCTTTTGTTGGAGTAGATGCAGATGTTATGCTTGGCGATGATTGCTTAGCTACTCTGTATAAGGACTTAAGCATAAACTACAAGGTAGGAGCAGTTAGTGCTAACTATACTTGTTTGTTGCCTGAGAGCAAGCATAAGTTGCTTAGAAATGTACCAGATGAGTTCTATGACTACCATAACTTAAAATATGGTAATTCCTTTAATCGTTGGTTATCTTTTCAGCAGTCAGCAGAGTTTGCTCAGTGGACACTTAAGCAAAAGGCAAGCAACTATTTTGCAGAGATAGCAGGTGGTCAGTGTTCTATCTTTAGGCCAGAAGCACTAAGAGATATCTATAAGGTATGCAAGCTTAATGGCATATATGATAATGCAACAGACACAGAGGACTTAAATTTAACTCAACAGCTTAGAAAGCTCAATTGGAGGTGCATAATTAGTGATAGCGCAAGATGCTATGTTGATAGTATGGACAAGTTAAGTACATATATTAGTCAACGGTTTAAGTGGGTATCAGGAACACTAGACTATGCCTTACAATCAGGCTTAGGAACTAAATATTCTAGAATACTTTGGGGTCGGGAATTACTCCTTGTTTTGAACTTTTTCATCAGGTGCCTTATGATAGTGCTTATTCCAGCTTCAGTTGCATTAGGCATGTTTACATGGAATTGGATATGGATAACACCTTATGCCTTGTCTATTATTATTAATAGTATTGTCAGTATGAGAACGCCACATAGACGGTTTATAGATGTGCTATTAAATGTTCTAGGGATAAGCCCAGAAATATATTTATGGCTAACTCTATATGTACATGCTAAGGTATGGCTATCCTTATTGAAGGTATCTAAAGTAGATGGCTGGCAAAGACAGTATTTAGCAGAACAAGGGAAACTACATTCTACACACATTGGCTTACTTTTTGTACTTATTGTGGCTGTAGTGCTAATACTACTTGCTAAGGCAAATATAATTAGCTTTAGCAGTGCTGTTGCATTTATGAAGCCTTACATTAATTCAATGTATAATGTGCTAACGACCCTCACAATAATAACCATGCTTGCTATGCTGTATCAGTTACTGAAGTTAAGGGGTAACTTTAAAGCTTAATTCAATTCAACTAAATATAAAGGGACACTTGTTGCAAAACAGGTGCCTCTTTTTTGCTATATTATATACTAGACTAGTTTATACTTGTAGTAGCAAGAGCAACAAGCTCTATATGTTAAAATATAGTATAGATTTTAGCATGTTGGGGTGCATATATGAACTATAAAAATGATACAGATTGGGCGAGAGCAAAGCAGTATACGAGCAAGAGCACAAAGCTTAGTGCTAATGACTGGGCATACACGTTGTCAGTCTATTATATCTTAGGTGGTAAGCACATAAGTATATATTGTAGGCTGGGTGAAGAAGCCTATCAGATACTGGGTGTAGTAACAAAAGCAGGCAAAAATAAGGTGCTTGTAAAAGGACTTAATACTAAAGAAAGTAGCCCTATTAAGGATAGTGTTATATATAAAAAATATATAGATAGTACAGTATACATAGTAGGGTATGACACGGTGTATTCTGCACCTAAAACTTTTTACTATACTGTAGATAATAAAGAAGAATTAGCCAAACTTAACTTAGATACATATTTAAGTATTGATGGTAAGTCATATATTGAGTATAAAAAGTAGGTGTTTTATTAGTGGGTAGATTATCAGACTTTATTGCCAGATTTCAAGGTCAACCAAAAGATACAAGTATTCCTTTAGAGTCTGTTGGCGATAGCGACTATAAAGACTATATTCAGCAAATGCAGACAGAGCAGAAGCCAGAGTATATACAAAAAGGGTACAACTTAAAGGATATATCTGTAACAGACCCTGTATTTAAAATGGGGACTATTGATATTAATGCCAATACAGAGGGTTATGTAAGACGTAAAAAAGGCAGAGCTCCCTCTGATGTAAATGATGTGCTTGAGGCCTATTCTAATAACCCTATTGTTGCAGCAATAGTAAATACTAGAGTAAATCAGGTAACAAACTATGCTATGCAAGCAGATACAACTCAAGATCATACAGGGTGGAAAGTGCTTGTTAAGGGTTCAAAGAAACCAACACCAGCACAGAGGAGAGTAATTGCCAAGTGTGAGCATTTTATAGAGAACATGGGCTTTGGCTATGATCCGACTAGGGATACCTTTCCAGATTTTTTACGTAAGCTAACACGTGACTCTTTAATTTTTGACCAAGCTAATGATGAAAAAACCTATGATGAGAATGGTCAGCTTCATCATGTACGGTTGGTAGATCCTACAACAATAGCTTATTTATGTAGTAAATCTACAGGACAAAGGTTACGTTCTGGTAATATTTATGGGCAGGTAATTGCAGGTAAGGTTGTACGTAAGTATGATACACGTACTATGGGTATGTTTATTAGAAACAGAACAACTGATATTTCTCATAGAGGCTATGGCAAGCCAGAGCTTGAAACAGTATTAAGAGAGGTTTTTGCCCAAGAGAATGCAGAAAAGTTTAATGATAGATTCTTTAGTAATGGTGGTACTGTTCGAGGTATTCTAGATATTAATGGAAACATATCACGACAAGAGCTAGAATCATTTAAGCGTATGTGGTACAACACTTTAGCTGGTATACAAGCAGCAGGAAGTATTCCTATTGTTACAGCAGATGACATTAAGTTTGTAGACTTAACACCACAAGCAAAGGATATGCAATTTGAAAAGTGGACAAACTATCTAGTTAATGTGTGTTGTGCAGCATGGTGTATTGACCCCAGCGAGATTGGTATGACTAATAGAGGGGGTGCCAGTGGTTCTAAGTCTAATTCATTAAATGAGGGTAATTCTAAGCAGAAGATAGATTTATCTAAGGACAAAGGGCTACAGCCCCTGCTAACGCTTATTGCCAACTTTATTACTAAGGATATTATTTCACGTTTGGCTGGGAGCAACTATGTATTCCAGTTTGTTGGCGGTGACCTTGATAGTCAAGCAAAGCAATTACAGCTTGCCAAAGAAGAAGTAGAAACTAGCACAACTGTTAATGAGTATAGGGTAGCTAATGGTAAACCAGCTATTAAAGGTGGCGATATAATTCTGTCACAATTCTATATTGCACGCTTAGGTCAAATAAACCAGAAAGAACAGATAGAGCAAGCTAATGCAGCTCAGCGAGTAGAAACACTTCTTAACACATTAAGTCAAGACAATACTTCTACATTAGAGAGCAGTGACAATAAGCCATTGCCAGCAGGACTTACTTATCAAGATATGCAAAGTAGTTTAAAAGGTAAGCCAGCCAAGAAGAGTGGTAGAAGTAATCAAGAGGGCATTGGTAAAGACGGTCAGATAAAGAGTGAGAACAATGTTAATTCCTATGGTGAAGGCGGAAAGAATCATAAAAGATGATTAGTGCTATATTATCACTTGAAAGTGAGGTAACTTAATGAGTTCACCACAATTTTTAGGGACTTTCATTCCTTTAAGTTCTGAGATAAAGAAATCAAGCTCCTCAAAAGAAAAGAATTGGTACGTTGCAGGTTATGCTTCTACTGCAGACTTGGACTTAGACGGACAGATTGTAGACCCAAAAGGCATTGACTATGAGAGCTATTTCAAAGACCATGGTTGGATAAACTATGAGCATGAGAAAGGTATAGGCTCTATTGTTGGTGAGCCCACTAAAGTTGAAGAAACTGATAAAGGGCTTTATTTAGAGGGTAAGCTTTATAAGACAGTACCTAAAGCGCAAGAAATTTGGACACTGCATAAGTCACTGCAACAAGAAGGCAGTAAAAGACAGCTTGGCTTTTCTGTTGAAGGATTTATAACCAATAAGACCTTAGATGGTAAGATAACTGGTATGAAGCTTACAAATGTAAGTATTACCAGCCATCCTGCTGATACACATGCAACTTGGCACGGTGTAGAGAAGTCAGCTACTATTGGTTATGATGTAAATCCAGCAACAATGGGTTCCGCAGGCTCAGGCGATATGTCAGCATTACGTTCTGAAGTAGCTCAGGCTTTGGACGTAATAAGTTATACTATGTCTAAGTCACAGATGAGTGGTATTTTGAAAGAAGCAGAAACTTCTCTCAAATCAGCAGGCTTACTTAATACAAATGATGAGGTACTTTTATTGCAACTAGGTCGAGGACTTAGCCGTAAGGAAGCACAGAAGTTTTTAAATAATATGAGAGGAGTCAAATAGTATATGTCAGAAAGCATTCTAGACAGCTTTGATAAGAAAGTTGCTAAAGATAAAGCAGCTGCAGAAAAGCGAGATAAAGGCAATACTGTAATTGACAGTATTAAGGAAGTTACTAAGAAGCCAAATGAGCCTAAAGGTGTAGGTTCTAAGGTTAATAATAGTAAGCCTTCAAATAAGGCAACAGCAGTAAAAGAACCAGACAAGGATAAAGATCCCGTTAAAGATTCCGCTACTGTAGAACCAAAAGGAAAAGTTACACCTTCAAAAGAGTTTGTTACTAAATCTACAAATAAGGCAGATGACAGTAAAACTAAAGAAGGTGCAGAGGACAATATGGATAAAGATGATAAGGAAAAAGTTCCAAAAGAAGCTAAAGCAAAGGCTCAAAAAGGAACTAAAGAAGAAACTAAAGACAAAGCAGAAGATAAGAAAGAGCCTGTACAAAAATCTGCAGACAATATTGTTGCAGAACAAGCGGATACTTTTGCTAAGTCTTTAGGTGTAATTAAGAAAGCATATGACTTACAAAATGAATATGCTAAAAAGACTGTTACACACTTAGATCAAATAGAGAAGTCCTTTAATATGCTTAAGGATAGCTTGAAAGAAATCAAGGCAGCATTAGTTTCACATGAAACAGGGGAAACTATAGAAAACCCAGAAGAAGAGACTAAGAAGTCATTAGACCTTGAAAATAAGAGTGAATATATTGCTAAGTCCACTTCAGGGGCTGGTGAAGTGCCTGTAGGCCGTGAGTCTTCTACAGAAGCAACAGAAGAAGTTAAGAAATCTTTGGACACTGGTAATGCAGTAGATAATAAAGTCGAAGCAGTGGAAGGCAAAGGTAAGCCAAATGGTAATGCTGCTCCTACTAACTTGGCAGATGAGGCTTCTAGCTTAACTAGCAAGTTTTTCAACCGTGTTTCTCAAGAGCACGCAAATATGGGCTCAGCAAAGTTGAATTCGCTTAATCAATTACAAGGCAAGGTAAAGTATGGTACAGCAGATAATGATGACTTGAAAGCCTTTATTGATTTTGCTAACGGAAAATAACATAAAGTGCATGCTATATTAGTTTATGTAATAGATATAGCGAGAAAGTGTGAAATATAAAATATGCATAAATCACTTAAATTAACCCAAGCTCAAAATGCAGCCTTGGATAATATTGTTCTTCACTCTCCTAATGGTGGTCAGGGACTTAATGACGTTGGTGCAGCTGTTCAAAAGTCAGCTACTATTGGTTATGATGTAAACCCAAGTACTGGTATGACACCATCTTCTGATTCTTCTGCAGGAACAGTAACTGCCTTAAGACGTGAAGCTTTAGACGACCGAGTAGCAATGCTTTCATACACAACTGATGAATTTGTGTTCTTTATGAAAGTACCACGTCGCAGAGCGACAAGTACGGTTCAACAATATACTGTATTCGACCGTCACTCACGTGGCTATGATGCCTTAGAAGTTGACGAAGGCCAAATTTCTGCTCCTAGTGACCCAGAATTAAACCGTAAAGTATTACAAATGAAGTACTTGTCAGCAACTTGCAATGTTACCTTACAAGCAACTTTGGCAGATGCTGTAGAGTCACCAGTACAAGTTTATACTGATAATGCTATTGGTACTATTGTACAAGCTATTGAATCACAAATGTTTTATGGTGACTCATCACTTTCACCATATCCAGTAGATGCAAACTCAACTGGTGGGCGTCAGTTTGACGGTTTGGCTAAGTTAATTCCAGACGAAAATGTTATTGATGCTCAAGGCAATCCTTTGTCAGAAGAAAATGTAAATGCTGCAGCAACCAAAATCAAGAAAGCTTTTGGTAAAGCAACTGATATGTTTATGCCTATTGAAGCTAAAGCACCATTTATTGCAAGCTTGCCTTATACCAAGTTTGTAAACATTAACTCTAACCGTGGCAATACTGTTGCAGCTGGTTACAACGTTGATGCATATAACTCAGTAACTGGACCTATTGAATTAACTGGTTCATCAGTAATGACTCAAAACCAAGTGCTTGATGAAACACAATTAGGTGACTTAGGCCAAGCCTTAACTCCTACAGTAACAGCAACCGTTAATACTAATGCTGGTGGTGAATTCCGTGCAAATCATGAAGTAGGTCAAACTTTAAACTATAAAGTTGTTGCTTACGACCAAGGTAATGCTTCATTTGCAGCAGATGCTAGTGCAGCCGTTGCTAATGCAACTGACGCTGTAGCTCTTAGCATTACTGCTCCACGCTTAGGCAAGGTTCGCACTTCCTTTGTAGCAATTTATCGTCAAGGCTTAGAAGATGGTCAATACTACTTAATTAAGAAGATTGGTACTGGTGCTGCAGTTAACGGAGTTATTTCATTTACTGATACTAATGATAAAATTCCAGGTACTTGTGATGTATTTATTGGTGAAATGTTAGACCGTACTATTAACTTGTACGAATGGTTACCTATTATGAGTTTACCATTGGCTCAAGTAAGTGCTAGTTACACTTGGTCAGTATTATGGTTCGGTGCACTTTGCTTACGTATTCCACGTCACTGGGCACGTATTAAGAATGTACAAGCAGTTCCTGTTACTCAACAATATTAATTGAGGATTATAACGTATATTATGAAGTAGGGTAGACAGCTATTGTCTACCCTATTTTAATAGAGAGGCTAACATATGATTAAGCATAGATTTTTAAGAAACAAAAAATTGGCAACAGCAGTTGGTGTAATTCAGTTTGACAAAGAGGGCTTGAATAATGCCCTTGATGCTACAGAAGAACATAAGTTGGCAAAGCAATTAGCAGATATTGAGCTAGTAAGTAAAGATAAAGCAAAGCATACTGCTAAAAAGCAAGTTTCAGCAAAGCCTAATGGAGTTAAAGCAAAGTCTGCCAAGACTAGAGAAAAGCCAGTAAGTAAAACTAAGAAAGCAAATAGCAAAGCAAAGTCAGCACAAAGGGCTAAGAAAGTAACTAAGTAACTAAGTAGGTGAAAATATGGTACAGTTTGACTACGATAATAGTTCTACATATGATATAAATAATCCTAAGCGGATAGACTTATCTAAGGTTGATGATGTAACTCCTGCCGATATTGGTTTAACACCATATATGATAAAAAAGTATATGTTTGGCCTAAGAATAGTTGACCCAGATACTAAGCAAGAGCTGGATGATTCTGTATATGAGCACTTAATAGATACTAAGATACCATATGCTGAACAACAGCTAGGCATAGCTATATTACCCAGAATAATAGCTAATGAACGTCACGACTATTATGCAAATGACTTTATGCACTACAACTATATTCAAACCTATGAAAGACCTATATTACAGGTTAATAGTGTAGAGATGATGTACAATAATCAAAGGCTTGAGAAGTTCCCAACTTCATGGCTTAAGGTGTACACACGTACAGGAGAGATAGAGGTAAACCCAGCAGTAATTGTTGGTGACAGTAGTGTAATGAATGGTGGAGAAGCCTATATGAATGGTGCACAGGCTATATCTTCAGCTCCACTTTGGGGACTTCCTGGTATAGCTAGTACAGATGTAGTCCCACAAGCATTGCAGTATACCTACGTTGCAGGTATGCTTCCACCAACAAGGCGAGGAATTACACGTGATTGGGAAGTACCTTTAGACTTAGTTCAGCTGATCGCTAAATATGTATTAAGAGAACTGCTCGAAATTTGGGGTGACTTAATTATTGGTGCTGGTATTGCTGGTGAGTCTTTAAGTGTTGACGGTATAAGTGAAAGTACAACGACTACACAAAGTGCAATGTACACTGGTGGTGCTGCACGAATTAAGCTTATTGATGATACTATTGCCAGTTTAGAACAAGGGTTACGTAATAGATACGGATACAATAAAGGTAATCTTTAAGATAGGGGGTTATTATGGAAAGACCAGTATTTTTATCAGATAGTGGTGACACAAGCATTAAAACTACTATCAATACGAGTAAAATACATACTCCTACACATGAAAGTCAAGAGCTAAGTGAAACTAAGCAGCAAGATACAGGAACAGAAGCAGAAGTGCAATTTAATGTTACTGTACTTCATGACTTTATACATAAGAGAGGTATTCCAACAAGTTGGCAGCAATCTTTTATTTGTCCTTGTGCAAATTCAATGACACTGGCTCCAGACCCTTTATGCCCTATATGCCATGGCACAGGTATAGGATACCTTAAAGCTAAAGATAATACTTATGTAATGCTGCAATCGCAAAACAGGGGTGCAGGCTCAAATAGAGATTTAGGTATGTTTGAAGCAGGCTCAGCATTAGGTACTTTTGATACAGAAACAAGAATAGACACAATGGATAGAATAACTTTGCCAGACTCAGTAGTAAGGCAGAATTATATGTTTAATGTGACAGAAGAACGGTTTTCAGATGGCTACTATATACCTTATGATGTTAGAGAGTTTCTATTTGTATCTGTACTTATAAATGGCAAATTGCACCATTTGAATGAATTTGGCGACTATACTTATAACAATACATCACATAAGATAACTATACTTAATGAGAAACTGATAGGATGTAACATTACAATGATGCTAAATGTAACTCTTAGATATATTGTATCTAACTTACTCAAGGATGTACGCTATCAGTATTCAAAAGCAAAGAGTGCAAATATTACTTATAATGACTTGCCAAGGTTGGCAGTACTAAGGAGGGAGTCAGCTTTTATTAATAATGTGCCTATTGTACCAGAAGATACAGAGGATGAAGTAACAACAAAGGTTACTAATAGTACACCAGACTATATGAAGGATGCAAGTAGTGATAATGGCTTTGGTTTGAAGGGTGTATAGCATATGTTTCAAAGTCAGGAAAATATAGAGAACAGAATAGACAACTACGGAAAGAATATAGCTAATAAAGCTATTACAGCGGGCAGTTCTACAGCTTCTGCAATGGGTATATCAAACTCTGCTATGCCTAATTATTTACAGTTAAACTTGCAGAGAGCAAAGAAAAAAGGCTTTTATGATATGAAGCCATTCTTTGAGCATAGTAGCAAGCTACGGTTTTCTAAGACAGGCAGCTGGTACTTAATCATACCCTTAAGGCGTAAGGTAAATAGTATGACAAGTACACTGTATGGGCAAGCTAGGGCAATAGAGCTTAGCTCAGGCAAGACTATGGCAACTGCATTTATAGGCAACCTTTATGGTAAGCAGGCAGTCTCACCTATAACATCATTAGTGAATAGTAAATCAGGAACAGGCGGAAACTTAACTAGAGTAGCTAATGGTGGAAAGTCTAACTACTATGCTTTTAGAACAGTAAGTGCAAAGTCCGAGCCTAGTTCATGGATAATAGGTCGTCAGTATGTAAACCATGATGATATGAGTAAGACTATGATTGATAACATAGTACGCGCAATAAAGTGGCAGTTAAGGCACCCTAATAGTTAGAAAGCAGATATTTTTATATGATACCAAAACTAGATACATATATGTATAAAACATTAAAGCGGTACATACGTGCTATATTAAATACTGCAGGGACGGAAGATGAGCCTTATGTTTTAGGTACTGTACTAGCAGGCTTTGAAACAGGTGTAGCCGATAACTTTAAAAAAGCATTTACAGGTGAAAGTAAGAAAAAGCTTCCTATAGATGTTGTTACTTCTTACCCAACAACTAAACAGCAAGTCAATGCCTTATATGTCATTAGCCGAGGAGGTGCAGAGGAAGATACTTCTGCAGGCTCTATTGGATTAGATACAGGCAATAGTGAGAGCCAAGGACGGTCTACTATTGGTGGCACAGAAGTTAATAAGGCAGTACAGGTGTCTCATGATGACAGAGGCTATTACTTAGATATAGGTGAGCCTATACTAGCTATAAGTAGTATTAGTGGGATTACAGATAACCTTATTGATATGGATAGCTTTAATGCAGGTGATACTGAGATAAGATTAATAAGTCCAATGCCTCCAGAGCAAGCTACAGCACTTTCAGGAGCCTCCTTACATGTTATTTATACTCCAAAAGATGTAGGCAGCAGAGGTGACTATGCAGGGTACATAAAAGGGTACCAGCTGGAGGAGTCTTTAATCATAACAGAATGCAGTAATAATATTGATACACTGAGATGCCTAGATTCATTACTTAAGTACATTCTAATTATGACAAAAAGCTCAGCCAATGAAGGTGCAGATTTTCAGCTTGCACATATTCATTCAGACCCTTTAGGCATAAGCGATGTACATGAGGATAGAAATATCTATCAAATACAAACAGTAGTTACTTATAAGGATACTTATCAAGTTCCAGAAGATGCAGCAGGCAGACTAAATAAGATACTTTTAAAGGAACAAGCAGTAACAGACTAGAAGGCAGATAACATGGCAAAGAAAGTAGACAAGCAAGCACTAGTACAACCCTATATTAGTGTAGATACTTTTTTAAAAATAGTACAACCTACCTACAAGTTAACGCACTTGCAGGTTAAGGGGTTCAAAGTGAAAATGAAAAGTCTTGGTAAGAGCTTTATGCCAAAGATTGATTCCTTCATTTCATATTTGAATGATTATATGGATAGAAATAGAAAGTAGGCAATTACATGGCAGTACGCGAATACCCACGGGGAAAGCAAATCAGACCAGGCGTAACGGTTACAACAAATACTGATGCATTATCAGGTGTTGCCACAGATAGTGATAAGGCACTTATGCTTTTAGGTGGGGCATCAAGTGGTAAACCACACACTGTATATGAAATAACAAGCTACCAGCAAGCAAAAGGTATCTTTCGTGGAGGTGAGTTGCTAGATGCTATTGAAGCAGCTTTGTCTCCAAGTGCATCTATTTCAGGAGGAACTATTTTAGCTGAACGTGTAGGTAGTGCTACACAAGGTACCTTTACTGATGGTGGTTTGACTTTAACTTCCAAGATGTATTCATCTGATGCAAACAAAATTCAAACTTCATTAACTCAAACAACTTTTAATAATACCTATTCTTTGCAAGTAGTATTAGCAGATGATGCATACCGACAAACCTATACAAACTTAGGCCCAATTTTTGGTATTTCTTACAATGGCTCACAACCATATGCTTCTGTATCAGTAGATGTAGATGCAGACAGCAAGTTTGCTAATAAGTTAACCCTTAAGGTTGGTGCAGACAAGGAATCAGCAGCAGAAGTTGCAACATTTGTTCTAGGTACAGGTAAATACACTAAAGTTAACTCTTTGGCAGCAGATATTAATGATATTGATGGCTTTTCAGCCTCCTACTATCCAAGCGGGACTAAGAATATTGAAACTATATACTTAGATGCACTTGCTGAAACAGAAGTACCAATAATTAAGCCGGACGATACAACAACACAGCCTTTGTACCTTACATCATTAGGTGGTGATGTGGCTAACATTTTGTCTACTTATGATGACTTGCTAGGAGCAGTTTATGACCCTTCTAAGGGGGAGCCTACACCTTATGCCATTACATCATTAACAGGTGGAACTTCACCACAAATTTTGCCTTCTTCATGGAGTACAGAGATTAGCCAATTTGCTGATGAGGACGGGTACTTCTTATGCCCATTGACTAGTGATATATCTATTCAAGCAGAAGCTTTAGCTTTTTGTGAAGACAGAGTTTCAGAGGGTGACCCACGTGCATTGCTTGTTGGAGGCGATATTAAAGAAACCACTACGGCAACAATTAATAGAGCTACCAGTTTAGAAACAATTAATGCTAAGGTACTTGTAAATGCCACTTCAGCCACACGTCTTATGGCAGATGGTACAGTTAAAGACTTACCAGGCTACATGGTTACTGCTATGATTGGTGGGGTTGCTAGCGGTATTGATATTGGGCAATCTATAATACACAAAGACCTTGATTTAGTAGATGTAGACCAAAGGTTTACTTCCTCTCAATTAGATGCTTTGGCTAGTGCAGGTGCAATTGCTGTAGAGTTTGTTCGCAATAGAGGAATACAAGAGTTCAGAATTACAGACGATATTACTACAGCGTCCCCAGAAAGTTCAGATCCAACGGTTTCTGAATTATCTGTAGGTGAGTCAACAGACTTTCTTGTAGGTGACTTACGTCTACTCTTAGACAGACAATACATTGGTAGCCCAACGTTACTTACAAGTCCTGGCGATATTAAAGCAACCATTTCAAGTTTCTTGCTTAGTAAGGAAAATAATGGTGAAATTGAGGACTATGAAGAAAATGGGATTACAGTAACAATCATAGGTAACACTGTACACATTACTATGCAAGTAGTACCTGTAAGAGCTATTAAGTACATTACTGTAGGTCTTAACTACATTAATAAAGAGATTAGTGCTTAATTAAAGAAAGCAGGGATAGTAAATGGCATATGTAAAAACACACAACAGTTATACTAGTGGTGCAGCACAATCATCAGTCACTGCTAATGAGATTGAGATAACTTTTCAAGGTAACGCATTGGGCAGAGCTCAAACAGCTTCAAGTCAAATTCAATATGGTACACACGGTGTATACGAAATTGGCAGTATCTTTGCAGCAGAACATGTATATACTAAGTATGAGGGACGTCTTACACTGGAAAGAGTAATGATAAAGAATAAATCTTTGGCAGACTTGCACATTGCTCCATTAGGCTCAGATGTTCTTGAAACTGGTACTATTGATGTTGTTATTAAGAACCGTGATGACAATAACCATATCATTGCAGCCTACTTAGGTTGTACTGCAGAAAGCTATCATATGGAAGTACGGGCAAACACTATGGTTTCTGAAACTATTAACATGGTGTACCTCAAGGCAAGTTTAGCTAAATAGTATAAAGTAATAAATAAGCTTAGGGTGGACACCTTAAGCTTATTTTTGTGTCCTTATCTAAGGCTTGGTGAAACAGGCTTTACCTAAGACAAAACATGCTATAATTAGTTCAGAGCAGCATATGTACAGTTTTTTATAGCTATATTACCTATATAGCGATGGGGCTGTACTTTTAATAAGTAGAACTTAAGGATAGAGGTTTAGCATTTATGTCAGACAATAAAGTATATGAAAAAGCATTGCAACAAGCTAATGATAAAGGCTATGAAAGTTTAAGCCCAGAGCAATTAGCAGCAATTAAGTACCATAGTCAACAAGAAACAAAAGATGTAAACTCAGATGACTATAGCGAAGCTCAAATTAGAGATATTAAAGAACGTCTTAAGCATGGTGAAAACGTAACCCCAGAAGAGCAGGCAGCAGTCCAAGGCAAAAAGTTAGATGAACAAAGCAAGGTACTGGATATTGTTATTCATGGTGTAAACGACTTGTTTATGAAGCACTATGACTTTAAAGAAGATAAAGTATCATTTGATATTTCTATTAGAATGCCTAACATAAGAGAGCAAGGACGGATTTTTGCATTAGTAAGCAGCTATACGGGTGGCGCACAATATACACTGCCAGACTATTGGTACAAAGTTTATTACGCCTTATCTTTGCTTCGTGTTTGTGGTGTTAACGTGCCTAAACAATTAGCAAGTGACGATACTTTATACCCAGTAGCTGCAGGCTGGCTAGTAACTATTTATAATGACTGGAGCAATTGGGAGCAACGATTTCGCTATTAGAATAGAGAAGCAGGGCGGTATTAAAAGGCTTGCACGTACTATCTATGCAAGGAACATGTGGGAGATAATGAAAACATTTAAGAGTCTTCCTAGTGCAGACGGTACTTTTGCTACAATGACAAGTCTTACAAGAGATTTCATATATGAGGAGTTAGCTATAGACCAGCAAGAAGCAGAAAATGCAGCTAAAGGTTTGGAAACTAAGCCAGACTCTCAGTATTATGACCCAGATGACAGCTGGTGGGATGACCCAGACAAGTTGTTTGATGGTATGGATACAGACCCAGACAAGCTTAATAAAGAGCTTGCAGAGATGCTGGATGACCATACTAAAGAGATTATGTATGATAGGGTTAAGGATACTGTTAAGCGCGTGGCTAAAGGCGAAGATAATAAGCAAGCTGCAGATCATGATGAAGAAGTACATAAGGTAATGACCAATAGAATCTTAAGTATGCAGAGTGCCCTTAATAGATACTATCAAGGGGATACAAAAGCTCTTAATCAGTATAAGAATACATTGCATACAAAGGGTTCAGATGCCGTTTCAAGTACACCAGCAGAGCAATCAGGTACACTAGCCAACAAGGATGAGTCAGATAAAAATAAGCAGACAAGGCATAAGATGGCAGAAAAAGTTATGAAGAATACTCTCAGTATGCTGAACGGGGAATGAGATAGAAAATGGCTGAAAGAGAAGTTATAAATGTTACTGCTGACACAAGGCAGGCTAAGCAAAATTTAAATAGCTTATACAGTGTACTTTCTGACATACATAAACTGGAAGAGAAAGCCAGCAAGTCTGCTGGTACAGTTTCAGAGAATAGTCAGCTAAATATACTTAATAATTATAAGCAGGCACTAGACAACTTTCAGTCCTCTATGCAGCAAAAAGGGCAATATCTAAGCAATGGCCGTGGTGGTAGAGCAGGCAGACGTAACACGTATAAGCGGTCACAGACAAGAGAGTATCAAGAATGGAACAACACTCTTAGCCAGACCGGGAGTGCCCTTGATGATGTTGCTGCTAGAATTAATAAGATATCCACAGCTAATGCAAAGGCAAATAGTTCTTACAAAGACTATGTAAATACTGTAAGAAATTCTAAGAGTACCTTATCAGACTTTCAGCAAGCACAGTATAGTTACAAAGATAAAACAACAGAAGCAAGAAGTGTAGCTCGAAACCAGCGTGAAGTAACACGTAGAGCTACAGACAGCTCCTATATGTCTTATAAAGACTATCAAAAGTACAATGCTAATAATAAGATTATTGACAGCTACAAGAATACAGAGTCAGGTAAGCTAGAGCAGGCTATATCGGCTACCCAAACGCAGCTTCAGAATAAGCAGCGTGGCTTGCATCAGGCAAAAGAATCAGGCAATGTAGATGAAGATACTCAAAGAAGAGTAAATCAGTATCATGAAGAGATTGGTGAACTGGAAAAGCTTCTTGAGAGCCAGAAGAAGTATCAATATGTACTTGATGCTGCTATTAGTAGTAATGAGCTACATAAGCAGGATATTAATTCAGTAAAACCTACTATTGGGGCAGAGCGTGGTTCCTTACAGGATATTATGCAGAACCGGATGGGTGCTAATATCAGGCACATTGTGGGAACAGCTTTTTCTACTGTAGGAAACTTTGCTAAGGGTGGCTTAAATACTAACTTAAGTACAGGCATTCAGGCATTAAATGCGGGTAATCTATCAGGTCATGTAAGCAGTGAAGTACTAAGAGAACGGCTTCAAAATCAAGTCCAAAGAAACCATTTAGGTTATTCCTCACAGGAAGCACTAAATTTTTACTCACTAGCTTCACAAAGATCAGGCTATAATGGCAACTCTGCTCATTCAAGAGAAACTACTACTGGGATGACTAGAGCTCTTGAGCAAGGGGGGCGCTATTCAGGGGTAAATTCAAATACTTACTCTAGTGTTGCAACAGCAGCTATGACTTCAGGAGGTTTGCTTACTACTGGGGACGTTCAAGAACTGGGCGAAACAATTGCTGGTGAGAACATGCGCAGTGGTAACAAGGGTGACAGTGAAGGCAATGCAAAGATAATTGCCAATGCTATTACTCAAGTTTCTCAGTCATCTACTCTAGGCATGCATGGCATTAATACTATGTCTGCTACTACTGCAATGTTATCTAGGCTGGGTAAGAGCTTCCAAGGGAAAAATGGTCAGCAAGCAATAAGCAATATTAATAATGGTTTCCAGCAAGCAGCGTCAGGCAGTAACCAAGGCTTATTGTATATGAAAATACAATCTAACCCACAAAAATATGGTGGTGTACAAGGGTATTTAAAGGCTCAAGAGAGCTTGGCTAAAGGCTTAGGTGACCCATCAAACATAGAAATGACCCGTGGTTATGTACAACGTATGGGTCAGTCAGGCTCTGCAGGTAAAGCTATGGCAGCTGAGGTATTACAGAAGCAGTTTGGTATAACACCTCAACAGTCAGATAAGTTAGCTACTGATATGATTTCAGGTCACTTAAGCAATGCAGACATTGCTAAAGAAGCCAGACGAATGAATACGGCAGGTAAGCAGGCTTTTAGGCGTAATGCTTCAAGCTATCAAAATGACCAGATAAGTACACTAAAGAGTACACAGTCGGGCAGAGAACGTCAAGAGTCACAGATGAATAACAAAATGACATGGGCTTCCAAAATACATGATTGGGCATCTAGCCAAGGACCTATTGTAGGCACTGCTTTATCTTTAGGCGGTACACTAGGTGGGTCTGTTCTTCAGACTATGGTAGGCAACTCTGCAATTCATTTAGGCGGTAAAGCTATTAGTGCTTTTGGAGCATCTAAATTTGGTACAGCAGCTACAGAAGCTTTAGGCAAGACCAAGCTGGGCTCAGGTATACTTGAGGGCTTAGGCAAAGCAGGCGAATATGCAAAGCCAGCTGCCAGTGGAGGCAAGCTCCTATCAGGCCTAGGAGGTACAGCATTAAAAGGTGCTGGCTTTATAGGTGACCATGCAGGAGCATTAAGTGCAGGCATTCAAGCAATTGGTGCAGTTGGTGCAGTACAGCATGCAAGAAACAAGATGAAAGAAGACAGTAAGCAGACTGGTGGCATAGCTGGTTCATTTGCAGGAGCAGCATTGGGTGCTAAAGCAGGGGCTGCTATAGGGAGCATTTTTCCAGGCGCTGGTACTGTTATTGGTGGAGCTGTCGGTGGTATAGCTGGTGGTATAGCTGGTACTGGCTTAGGCCAGGCAGCTGGTAACGGCATCTATAACATTGGTCATGGCATAGCTAAAGGAATAGGGCACTTAACAAGCCCCCATAGAGTACAAGCATCTACTAGGCACAATAGGAATAAGAATAGGCACAATAGGAATAGGAATAAAACTACAGCAGATGTTATTAATGGAAGTACTAGAGCTTATAATTCAACACAGGGCAAGTTAAACCAGAACACCTTTGCCAAAAACTTGTACTTAGAAAGACATAATATTACTAAGCGTGAGAATGACTTAACAGAATTTGGTGAATTACTTAAGTCAGAAGCTGAAATGGGTGGCAATGGTAAAGAAGCCAAAAAAATTGCTGGTACTATCGGCAATGGCAAAAGCAAGAGTAGTTCAAAGAAGAAGAAATTATCTAATAGCAAGGTACACAGCAAAGCAGTATCAGGCAGGGTAAAGAATACAAGCAGCAAGTATGGTTCAACACATAATACTGTAAACCTTAATATTGCTAAGCTTAGCGACTCAAGAGAAGCTACAGTGAAAGCAGCTGGAGCTCTAAGTAATTTAATGAAACGTAAGAGTAATGATTTCAGTACAAACTGGGCACGTGCATAGATTTAGAGGCAGTACAGGTATTAGCCAATCTGCCCCTATTTTTGTAGAAAAGGTGAAGAAATGGTAAAAAGAGCAGCAAGGATAACACATCCTAAGATTTCAATCAGTATATATAGTGAGCATACTGCCTACCATATTACAAATGATTCAGACCCCAGTGTTACAAACAACAAGCCAGCAACAGTGGACAAGTCAACATTGGAGAATAGTATTGTAAGTTGTAGAACACAAAATACATTGGAAGATGATACTGCAACTTTTACTGTAGTGCTGTCAGGGTTAATACGCTGGGATAATGTAATTAATTCTAATGACATTTTTATAATTAGAATGAACCCTAATGAAGATAATGCAAAGACTAAGGTAAAAAATAATAATGTAATGACAGGCTTAGTTTCAGACGTATCTGTAATTAAAGACTTTGGTAATGACTCTATTATGTATCAGATTACTGGGCAGTCTATGGCAAAAGTATTTACTCAATACAAAATTGGTTTGCCTAGTCAGGTAGAGTCACAGCTGTCTGACATGGGCTGGCTTTGGGATACTAATGCAGAGCTTACAGAAGAGGTTGAAGAAGGCTCAGGCGGTGACAGCAATCTTACACTTGCCTCAGGCAGTAATCCTAAAAAAGTATGGGTAGCCTTACGTGGTGCAGGCTATAGTGAGGCGGCTGCTGCAGGTGCAATGGGTAACATACAAGTAGAAAGTGGCTTTGTTCCTAACAAATGGGAGGGAGGACACACAGGAGGAAGTAGTAAACCACAAGGAAGTGATAGTGGCTATGGCCTTATCCAATGGACTGGTCCCCGTGAGACAGGTGTAATGAACTACTTAAAAAAGCATGATGCTGTAGATAAATCCTCTGAGCTTAAATATGAACTTCTCTATTTAATCAATGTAGACCCAGGTAAAAAAGTTTCTTCTTCATATAGAAAGATGACAAATGCAGCAGATGCAGCACAGAAGTGGCTACTAACAGTAGAGGGTATCAATAATGGTACTGGATCCTTACGTGCAAGTTATGCAACAGCTTTTTATCATAAATTCAGAGGAACTAAAGTTACAGGCTCCTCATTACCTTCTGGCTCCTCCTCAGATGATAGTGACAGCTCAGGTAATATTAGTGGTACTGTTAACGCAAGTCAAAGTGCTATTGATAGGGAAAAAGCTAATTCTATAGGGGTTGCCTTTTTTGGCAATAACGTAGCACAGATACAAACTAATTTAATTAATAGATTTAGACCATACATTAAGTATACTTATGAAAATGGTGCTAAAGGTATATGGGACTTCATAGACGTAACTAACTTTCACTCTTGGGAGGACTATGAATACCTATTTGATTCTTCCGGCTTTACTAACTTTAATGGTTCCTTGTATGATTTACAGCAGGCAGCCTTAAGAGCACCATTTAATGAGATGTTCTATGAGTCTTTGCCTAATGGTAAGAGTAAGCTTGTAGTAAGACGTACCCCATTTAACCCAGATGACTGGCAAAAGCTGGATATAAACACAGTAGATCAGACAGCTGTAATAGAACATGAAGTAAGTAAGAACGACTTGCAGGAGTATTCAGTCTTTACAGTTAACCCAGCTACCCCAACTATGATGGGTATATCAGATGGTGTATTACTTTCAGCTTACCCACAGACTAACCGAGATTTAATTGATAAGTATGGTTACTCTAAGTATGAAGTAGAAGATTTATACTTATCAGGTAAGGGTGACAATAATGAGCAGAAGAAAGCTAAAGGTGCAAGCAGCAGTAAGACAGCAGAGACTTCTAAGGATAACAGCCTAGGTACAGAGTTTAAGCTTGCAGATGTTAATTCATTTTTAGGCAGGATAAATCATACAGCATTAAGACTAGGGAAAGACAGATATGCTAAGAAATTAGCAGATGCTTCCAACAACATTTCAGCTACACAGGCATATACATTGGTGAATGATTACATAGCTAATGCATATAAACTAACAGCAGACGATATGGACAATGACTTAGACATGGATAATGGAGGGGGTTTGCCTAACACAGGGACAACCCCTGTTTCATATAAGAGTCTTAATAGCTGTTTAAGTAAGTCTAATGGCGATGAGGCTACCTTCCTTGCAGAAGCTAAGTCTACGCTTAAGAATGTGTCTGATGAGTTCCTGCGGGATGTGTGGCAATCATATGCTTCAGGCAACAATAAATTAGGCAAGGAAGAATATAAGAAGCTTATTAAGAAGGATCGAAACCAAGGTGACTCTACAGGAGATGCAACAGCTACAGATTTAAAGTATTTTACCAAGGTACTATATAATTGGTATGCAGACAACTTTAACTACTATTCAGGCAATGTTGAAGTTTCAGGCAACCCAGACATAAGACTAGGTAACATATTAGACGTAATAGATGGGGCAGACTTAGATGCTAATGGATATCCAGGTAGGCGTTATTATATAGAGTCAGTAGTTAATACTTTTACATTTACAGATGGTTATATAACTCAAGTGGGTGTAACTCGTGGCATGAGGCGTCCTGTTAATGGCAGGGCAGACCCAAGGTTTCATACTTTATGGGGAACCAGTATTGACTTCTTAGGTGGCTACATGGGTGAGGCCACTATTGCCAATTTAGCCTTGGCTAAGAAAGTATCCAGTGGTGGTGCTTCTTCAGGGGATGTCCTATCAGGCAAAAAGGGTAATGCTGTAGCAGTAAAGGCTGCTACCATTGCCTATGGCTTTAGAGAGAGTTCTTATAAAGAGAAGAGAGAAGTTTATGCTTTAGGCGGTCATGGTGAGCGGGGGAGCAAGAATCCACTTACTCATGATATAAATGGTGGTACAATAGTACTAGATTGTTCCAGTTTTGTGCATTGGTGCTTTAAGATGGCTGGAGCTAATATACCGTCAAATACAACAGGCATAGCTAATGATACCAGCCAATTTAGGCAGGTTCACATACCTAGTAACAGCACTAAAGGTATGAGAATAGGCGATGTTGTAGAGCTTTATGGTCAAGGCCATGTAATGTTTTACATTGGTGGTGGAAAGCTTTGTGGCTGGAATGGTGGAGCTACTAACCCATCATGGGACCCAAGTGGTGGTTGTCAGGTAAGAACTTTATCAGAAATGGGTGGCTCACACGACTCAATTGTACTTAGATACAAATAGAAGGTAGGTATTATGACTAAGCTATCTAGTGTAAGGCTTCAAGCAGATATAGGGAGTCACGTTAAGCGGCGTGCAGAGGCTGTTAGAGCAGATGAATTAATCTTAGGCAGAGTTATAAGTATAAACTATAGAAAGCACACAGTGACCTACTTAGCAGTTGCAACAGGCTCAGATAATTCAGCTAATGTTAGTGCAAGTACAAAGAATACCGCTATGCTTCCTATGAGTATGGCTGGTAGAAACGGTTATGGCAAAGCTTATGGCAGTATTATTCCTATTAGGGTTAATGATATTGTCTTGGTTGGTTTTGTGAATGCAAGGAACTCTAGTCCAATAGTGATTGCTAGATATCCAGATGAAACTATAGCTTCCGAGTTGTCTAGGGTAGATACAGATGAGGTAGACCCTAGAAGTATACTAAAGTATGCAATGGCAAATACAGCTTTCACTTTATACCCAGACCAGACATACGATTTACATGATGGTCATGGTAATAGGGTGCTGACTTTTTCAGGCAAGTCCTTTTTACTGCTTAATTCAGACATACCTAAGTTATCACATTATACAGATGATGGTGCGGATCCAAAAGACTATGCCAATTTACCTTCAAGCTTTTTTGGCAATGGTCAGCTAATAGAGCCAATAGCAGATCAAGCACCTGAAGTTATGTTTAAACATCAAGGTATAGTAGATAAACAGGGTAATCAAGATAACCACCAATTATACTTATACATTAGTCAAGATGGTAACTTAAGAGTATCTGAAATGCAGAAAGACCAACCATGGCGTACATATTTTGAAGAGAATGCACAAGGTGAGATACGGTTACGCAGACAAGAAGATTCAAAGGACTTTGCTTCAGGTAATGTAAATAGTGAAATATCTATTGATAAAGATGGGCAAATAAATCTTGTTGCTCAAGGGCAGGGCTTAATCATTAATAAGCAGGGTATTTATAGGGCAGATGGTACTCCCTTATCCTTTAATGATAATTCAGAAAATAATACTACCAACACTAACAATAACAATAACACTCAGCCTAATGACAATACTAATACAAGTAACTCTGATGATGAGCTATTGTCACAGCTTAACCTTGTCCCCAACGGTGGCTTTGTACACAACTTAGACGGCTGGGGTATAAGCAATAGCAATGGCTTCTTTTCCTTGTCTAGTAATCCTTTAAACACTGTAGATGGGCACCCATCCTTAGTGGCTAATGCAGCAAATTATAACAGCTCTACTGGATATACAGCCACAAGTTCTAGGTTTTCTATAGACAGCACAAGACCTTTGAGTATGAGGGTGGATGCAGTTCGCTGGGCTTATACAGATGACTTTACTATATCTATAGGTATTAATTGGTACTCGGACGCAGGCTTAATAAGTTATACACCTACAATTACAACACTTTCACCAGATTCTGCATGGCACACTTACTCTAAGGTAAATATATCAGCTCCTGCAGATGCAAAGTATGCAGGTATAGTTCTATCTATACAAAGAAGTGGCGCATTCTCTGCTGTTCAGGTAATGGCAATGACTAAGATAATGTGTGTACAAAGTTCTACTATAGGGGCTTATTATGATGCAGTACAGGACACAGCAAAGGGTTACAACTATATTCATACATATACAGGTGACACTACACCAGAGAGCCCTAATGATAAGGATATATGGTTAAAAACAAACAGTTCTCTTGGTACAGACATTAGTATAGTTGGCATATATCAGCTTATAAATGACACATGGACAAAGCTATCAGTAAGCTATCAGGCCTTAGATGACAAAGAACAGAATAGTATAATAACAAGGCTAGAGCGGCTGGAAAACAAAGTTGGTTTATAAC